TGCAAGAGCCGCGTTTTGTGCATTTTGGTAACCTGCTTGTCTAAGTCCTGCTGAGGCTTGTGCTAATTGACTAACAGTATCTCTGCCTATCTCACCCATAGCAACACCATGTCTACTACCACCGAATGCTCTAGCCGCTTGTGCTTGACCTTGCAAGTTATTCATACCCATCTGTGCGCCACGTAGTATGTCTGCCTCGTTAGCTTTTACTACAGCATCGTCATATGGGTTCATGTAAGCAGACATATCTGTACCTGATAACGTTTGTGGTGTTACCGTTGCACTTTGTCCTGCTACATTTACCTGACTAGGTGTGTAACCCATGCCCATTGCAGTACCCATCCCTGCACCTTTGATGCCTTGTGCGGCTAACTGATTTATATTTTGTGTTTGACCGCCGGGTAGTCCTTGATTAGCCATTAGTAGTCACCTCCAAATTTTCTTACACGTCCTGAGTATGCTCTTTGTTTTGCTCTAGCCGCGTTTTGGTCAGCAACTGAGACATAATTTCTATTTGAAGCTCTTCTTGCTCCTACATTACCTCTGCCTCCACGTCCACCCATTATTGCAGGTGACCTATCAGCACCAAATTTTGTTTGATTTTCAATTACTGCTCGTGGTTGTGGGTTAACACTAGGTGCGCCTCCACCTCCACCTCGACCACCTCCTGATGAACGCGCTACATTTGCAGGTACAGCATTACCAAACAAACTGTTATAAGCCGCCATGTTTGCAGGGTCTCTAGCTGTTAGTTCTGCTAGTGCTTGGTCATATAGTCCAATAGAGCCATAGCCTCTCATACCATTTGCGTATGTAGTTGCTTCAGGCATTCCTGTTGTAGCTGTGAGAGTATTAGGAGCTAACAGACCAAACGCTTCTGCCGCACCAATATTTGCATTCATTGCGGCTTCTTGTGCCGGTGTAAATGCCGCTACTTCTGCGCCTGTGTATGGCATGTATTTAAGTTGCTGTACTTGTTCAGCTCGTCTTATGTTTCTTTCTGCCGGTTGTTGCACCCAACTTGGTATAGTTGTTTCTGTTTGCTTCTTACCGCCTTTACCGCCGCCGCTACTCATGTCAAAACTCCTTTAATAATGTTGTAAACTGTTCTGTCCAACCTTTAGGTTCAAGGATTTTTTTCCATCCTCTTCGACCAGTAACAGTCATCCCTATACATCCTTGGTGTTTGCCCCAAGTTATTGCATCATCATGCATGTCTGTAATTTGATGTATTCCGTAACCTTTATCACCGCCTGCTAAGAACACATGTAACACTTTCTTATTAGGATACACTACAATTTCGGTTACTGCACATCCATTTGACCCCATCCATAATTGAAAATCACCGCTCATAACACCATCTACAATGTCTTTAAAGTCATGAGTATTGCCACCTTTTTTTAGTGCTGACTCTATCCATGCTCTACCGCGCATTAAATCTTCTGTTATGCTCATGGGTCTAATTTTATCCTAATCCAAGCTCCATTTTTAGAAACTACAGGACAGTCCTGAGCTTCATCCCACATAATAATGCCATCTTGTGTAGCTTTACTATCTGAATTGTAAAACTGTAGCTTGTTTCGTGTTGTTGTCAGAAACGTATTTAATCGCTCACCCCATGGCTTCCAATCTTTGCCTAATGGTGGTGGAGGAGTCTGTGTACTCATCGTCTACCTCCCGGATTAGCTTCTATTCGCATTATTCCTGACCTCCAATTGTCATTACCTGTGCCTTGTACTTTTATACGCACTTGTCTACCCTGAAAGCGTACATCTGTAGGATTACCAAGAGTAAATGCACCATGTGAGGTCTCACTATCATTAGGATAAAAACGTGTCTTAAATGTCACTTCTACTTGTCCTTGTGTTTTTTCGTCAGGTATGAGCTGTGTTACTTTCATTATGCTGTCACCATTACCAAGACTAATTGAACCTGACTCTGCGTATGGTTTTGTTGAGCCATGTGTGTAACCTGTTTCATGATTGTATAAATTACCACTAGCATCTGCCCATATTGGGTTGCCAAACACACCTGAATCTACACCTGCTGTTCTGTCTAATTCACCAGTTGACCAATGTCCTTCTTTATAGTCTAATGCAACGTATCTGTCGTTTTCATTTGAGCTACCTGATGGATAAAACCACCATATTTCACCATGTTGTGAGTTATGTACAGCGTAAACTTTACTTATTTGTGACTGATTTATGTCATCAAACACGTAATCTGACACTTCGCATGGGATTTCACTAGCTACTGAGCCATCAAATTGAAAAAACCCTTTTTTGCCTATCCAAAATGCACCTTCATCAATAGCTACAGCACCTCTTCTTGATGCGACACCACAAGCTGTACCAACTCTTTCAAATCCATAGACAAATGGTGCGCCTGAGTATGTCGCAACGTGTGCATCGTTGTCTGTCAAAATAAGAGTACGACCTCTCATGCGTAGACCTAACATTATTTGACCAACAGTTTGTAATTCAAAATCACCTGCTTGGTTTGTAGCTGAGGCTGTCCATGATGTATTGTTTTCTTGGTCACACCATGCTACTTTACGAGGATTGCCACCTGCACCTAATGCAAATACAAATCTTTCTTCTGTTACTACTAAACCTTTATTGCTTACTGGTGCATTGCTTACTTGCTGTGCGGCTACTCCTGTATTCAATTGCCATTCATATATCTTGCCATCTTTTGATGAACAAGCCATGAGGTATTCACCCCATGTGTCTAATGACCATGTTGTAGCTTCTTGATATACTCCTGAGCTTGTAGGTGCTGAACCCCAATTACCTGCACCATAAAAACCACCACCATAACCTAAGTTTATAACTCCATTTAAATTACCTGATGTCAATCCTGATGGAGTTATATCGTAAACTGTATGTGAGGGATTTACATAATATAATTTGTTATAAGTGCCACCTGCCAAATATGAGTCACTAGAATTATCTAACCAAGATAACATTGCTCTAGGAGCTGATGCAAAGGCACTTGCTTTTCTAGATGTCCATCCACCAACAGGTCTCATAGAGCCATCGTGCCATCTTACTAAACTAGCATCTCTCCATCTGTTAGAAGCTTGAAAGTCTGTGCCATTTCTGTATTGACCCGGTGGTATGTCTAAAGGTATTAATGCCATAATCTTATGCCGCTATCTGTGTCCACGTGATTGTAGTTGGCTGTATTGGTTGCCATTTTTCTCTACCAATTGTAGCTGTTCCTGATGTTGCACTTACAATACCTCCTGTCCTTTGTACTCTGTTGCATGTTGCAGATATACTTGATACAGGTTGTGTAACTGCATGACCTTGAAATATTTTTTCAGAGTCTGATGTAGAAGTGGAGTCTTGCGATGTCGAAGCAATTCCACCTCTTGTTGCAAATCCAAGTACAGTAATACTAGCTACTGCTGTTGGTACACCTGAACCAAATCTAACACGATTACATATAGCCGCACTTGTTGATGCAACACTAACAGTAGCAGAGCCACTAACCATAAACACACCTGATGCAACTGTAGTTGCTTGTGCTGTAACTGTAGCTGAACCTTTAGCTGTCTTAAATGCATCTGTTGTTACACTTGCTACAGTTGATGATGTAGCACTACCTTCTCTAACTCTTGAGCCATTACCTGTTGTAGTAACTGTTGTTGTAGAAGTACCATTGACTAACGCAGAACCTTCAGGAACACGTCTTGCACTTGCTGATACGTTAGCAACAGCAGATACTGTAGCAGTACCTACACGTTTTCTGATACCTGAAACACTTGCAGAAGATGTAGCTGTAATTACAGTCTGTAAGTCACCCTGTGTATAGGCATTGATACCATAAGAACCCATACCATAAGCAAACTCGTCTATGCGCTCTATAATTACAACTTCACCACTACATGACGATGAAGATGTGACTGTACCAGTAATTTGACCTGAACCTACTGCTATTGCCCAATCGACATTTGCAATAGATGAGGTTGCTGTTACTGTTGCTGAAGCATCTTTTACTTCACCTACACTACTACCAAATGTACGTAAACCGTAATACGATTCACCATACTCAAAAGCCATTTACTTAATTAGTTAAGTGTAATGTCTAGGTCACCTGATGGCACACGAAAAACGTCACCAGTTTCAATAGTTTTTGATGCAGACAAAGTCGCATAAGCCATTAAGTTACCTGATGATGAAGCATCGTAAACACCAACGTGTGTTACTGTTCCATAGTTTGCTGTAGCTGTAGGAAATTCTACTGCCGCATTATTAGACGTAGTGTTACCTGATGTTGTAAATGCAACTGTTTGACGTGCATAACCACCACCACTCACCTCAGTAACTGAACCTGCTTCGCCATCTGCTACTGCTGTAAATAACGCTAAGTATTTTGTAGTTGGAGCTGTGTAAGCCGCACCTGCAAATACGTGGTCTAAAATTTCTGTTTCTAAATAGTTTGAAAAACTCATACTAAACCTCTCACTTTCATTGTAAGTCCTGACCCACTATAACGTGCATTGTCAGAATATTCATTTAATCTAGC